GGCGTCGACGAGCACGGCAACAGCTACGCCTCGCTGCACGACGGCACCTGGGAACGCTTGCCCTACGGCTACCGCGCCCAGCCCTTCGAGAGCGATTACCCCAACATCGAATACGGCCAGTTCTTGAAGGACTGCCTGCGCGAGGTGTCCTCGTCGCTCGACGTTGCCTACATCACCCTGGGCAACGACCTCAGCGACGTCAACTACAGCTCCGGCCAGCTCGGCGTGGGCGACGAGCAGACCATGTGGCGCGGCCTGCAGCAGCTCTTCGTCGACCACGTCGTCACGCGCGTGCATCGCATGTGGTTGGATTACTCGCTCCTGGCTGCGCCCGAGCTTGCCGGCCTCAACTACGCGCACCGCGAGCGTTACGCCGCCTCCGCCCGCTGGCAGGCCCACCGCTGGCGCCCGCTGGACCCGCTCAAGACCGTGGAGGCCGACGAGCGCCGCATCGCCGCGCGGCTCACCAGCCCGCAGCGCGTCATCACGGACAACGGCGACGACCCCGACGAAGTCATCGCCGATCTGCTGGAGTGGCAGGCCAAGACCGCCGCGCTGCCCGCCATGCAGCCCACCGCGCCGAGCAAGCCAGATGGCGCCGGCGACGATGTAGATAACGGCAAACCTAAGCGGCTGCGCCTGGTGGCCGGGGAGGAAGCGTGAGCGACACCATCGTGGCCGAACTCAGCGCCGCCGTGCGCAAGGCCGCCGCCGAAGTGCAGCACCGCGCCATGCGGTACCAGCGCGACACCATCGACGTCAAGGCCCGCACCGTCGAGCTTGCCTTCGCAAGTGAGGAGCCCTACGAGCGCTTGTGGGGCACCGAAATCCTCAGCTGCACCACAGAGGCGGCTGATCTCGCGCGCCTAAACAACCGCCACCCGCTGCTGCTCAACCACGACCGGGAAGAGCAGATCGGCGTCGTCGAGCGCGCCTGGGTCGACGGTGATCGCAAGTGCCGCGCCCTGGTGCGCTTCTCGCGCAGCGCGAAGGGCGAGGAAGTCTTCATCGACGTCCAGGACGGCATCCGCGAGCTTGTCTCAGTCGGCTACTCCATCGACGACCTCGTGCTCGAAAGCCGCGTCGATGGCGTCGACACCTACCGCGTCACGCGGTGGACTCCCGTCGAGGTGTCCATCGTCTCAATCCCCGCTGACACCACCGTCGGTGTCGGTCGATCGTTGGCCCCAGCCGGGGCCGCCCAACCTCAGGAGCATCGGACCATGCCCGACACCGTCACCGCCCCGGCTGCGGCTGCCACGACCCCGCCGCCCGCCACGCCGGACATCCGCGTCATCACTGCGCAGGCCACTGCCGATGAGCGCCAGCGCACGCTCGACATCCGTGCCATGGGCGATGCGCATGGCCTAGCCGAGCTGGCCGAAGTCGCTGTCCGCGAAGGCACCAGCGCCCCCGCGTTCGGCAAGCAGGTGCTGGACAAGCTCGTCGAACTCAAGCGCGCCAAGCCCGCGGCTCAGTCGGCCGAGATCGGCCTCAGCACCAAAGAGCGCCAGCAGTTCTCGGTCGTGCGCCTCATGTACGCACTGCTCGAGCCGGGCGACAGCGTGGCCCAGCAGCGCGCCGGCTTCGAGCTTGAGTGCTCCCGCGCCGCCCGCAAGCTGCGCCCGGTCGACGACGTGCAGGGCGCCTATGCCGCGCAGCGCGCATCGGGTGCCACCATCCCTGTCGACGTGCTCGGCGGCGCGCTCGCAACCGAGCGCAACGCCGCCACCCAGGCCGCGCAAGTGCTCCAGCGCATCATGGCGCAGCGCGACCTTACCGTCGGCACCGCATCAGCCGCCGGCAACCTCGTTGCCACCGATCTGCTGGCCAGCAGCTTTGTGGACATGCTGCGCAACCGCCTGGTGCTGGGCGCCCTGGGCATCACCATCCTCGACGGCCTGGTCGGCAACGTCGCCATCCCCACCCAGACCGGCGGCGCCAGCACCTACTGGGTGACCGAAGGCAACGCGCCCACCGAGAGCCAGCTCACCACCGGCCAGATCACGCTGACGCCCAAGACCGTCGGCATGATCACCGACTGGAGCCGCAAGACCCTGCTGCAGACCACGCCCGCCATCGAGGCGCTGGTGCGTGCAGACCTGGCCGCCGGCATGGCCACCGAGATCGACCGCGTTGGCGTGTTCGGCAGCGGCACCGCGCCCGAGCCCCGTGGCGTGGCCAACACCGCCGGCATCGGTGCCGTGGCCGGTGGCACCAACGGCGCCGCGCCCACCTATCTGCACATGATCGCCCTCGAGGAACAGGTCGCGATCGCCAATGCCGACGTCGGCAACCTCGCCTACCTCACCAACGCCAAGATGCGCGCCCAGCTCAAGGGCACGCAGCAGTTCTCCGGCACCAACGGCGTCCCGGTGTGGGCCGGCAACGAGGTCAACGGTTACCGCGCCGTCGCCTCCAACCAGGTGCCCAGCAACCTCACCAAGGGCACGTCCAGCGGCGTGTGCAGCGGCATCCTGTTCGGCAACTGGCGCGACCTGATGCTCGCCATGTGGGGCGGCCTCGACCTCGTGCTCGACCCCTACGCCCTGGCCACCAGCGGCGGCCGCCGGCTCATCGCGCTGCAGGACGTCGACGTCTCCGTCCGCCGTGCCGCCAGCTTCGCCGCCATGCTCGACGCGCTGCGCACCTAACCCGGAGGTTGAACGACATGAAGCTCCTCATCACCGCTCCCACCTTCGCGCCGTCCATGGACGGCCCGGTCTACCTGGCGGACAACACCTTCGCCGATGCCGATGCCGACACCGCGCACGCGCTCGTGGCGGCCGGCAAGGCGCTGTACGTCGACGCAAAGGACGACCGCACCAAGCGCGGCGACCACCCCGGCATGTTCACCGCCAGCGCCGAGCGCGTGCAGCTCGTCTCAGCGGCCTTGGCCGCCGAGAAGAAGGCCGCCAAGGCCGCCAAGAGCGCGGGCGGCGACAACGAGCCGCCCCCCGCGCCCTGAGGGGCCCTCCAAGGCCACCGTTCGCACACCACCGTGTTCAGCGACACCTCCTCGCTCTACTTCGCCGATTTCGGCGTCGCGGGCACGCTCGGTGGCCTGCCCGTGCGCGTCATCTTCGACGCGCCGGCCGAGCACGCGCTCGGCGCCGTCATCGCGCCCTACCCGCAGGTGCTGATCGAGGATGCCTCCGTGCCGGCCGCGGCCGAAGGCCTGCCGCTGTCCATCCCCCAGGGCAACTACACCGTGCGCGAGGTGCTGCCCGACGGCACCGGCATCACCACGCTGCTGCTGAGCGCCGCCGCCTGACCGCCATGCCCAGCGCATTCGCCATCTTGTCGCAAGCCATCGCCGCGGCGCTGCTCGCCGACCCGCCTGTCGCGGCGGGCCTGGTGCGCGTCGAGCGCGATGTGCCGCTGGGCAAGTCGGAGCAGCGCGATGTCCTGATCACCACGCTGCAGGCCGCTGGCCAGCTATTGACCATGGACGGCTCCAACACCCACTGGGATACCCACGTCCAGGTGGCCCTGCGCGTGCGCTGCGCGCCCGCCGAAAACGCCATGCAGGCCTCAGACCTGCTGCTGCAGGACGTTTGGCCGCGCCTGCACGCCCTGCAGCCAATGAGCGGCGTGCGAACGATAACTGTCGAGCCGCGCATCACCTGGGATCGCGACGAAGCCGACACCACGGTCGCCGTTGCCCGCCTCATGGTGCGCATCAGCCACATCACCGGGGCTGCCTTGGCGCCGCCTTGATCCAACCACCACTCCAACCGCAAGGAGCCCACCATGGCATTCTTCTTCCCCGAGGGCAGCCGCTTCTACGTGAGCGAGACCTTCGCCGCCGCGAAGAGCATCACCGCCCTCACCAACGCGTCGCCCTCCGTCGCCACCAGCACCACCCATGGCTTCGTTGACGCCGACATCGCGCTCATCGAGTCTGGCTGGGAAGACGCCAGCAACAACGTCTTCAAGCTCGATCAGCTCACCACCGACACGTTCGCCATCCTGGGCCTCAACGCCACCAATCTCACCTTCTTCCCGGCCGGTTCCGGGGCCTCGGTTGGCTCTCCCGCGACGGCCAAGCTCGTGTCCAACTGGATCGAGCTGCCGCAGCTCATGGGGGTCGGGTCGCAGGGCGGCGAACCGCGCTTTACGGAGGTGCAGCTGCTCGCGCGGCGCAACGCCATTCGCATCCCCACCGGCTTCACCCCGCAGTCGTGGAACTTCACCCTCGCGCACGACCCGGGCATCGCCAACTACCAGGTGCTGCTCGAAATGATGCGCTCCACCAAGCCCATCGCCGTGCGTGGCGTGATCGGTGGCGGTGCGCTGGCGCTCGGATACGGCTATCTCAGCGTCAACGACTTCCCGCAGCTGCAGCCCAACCAGGTCAACCAGGTGCAGGGCTCGCTCACCATCATGAACCGCCTGGTGATGTACTGATGGCGTTCCACCTCGTCATCAGCGACACCGTCCGCTTCCCGGTCAAGGGGGAGCTAACGACGGAAACAGGCAGCACCGAGAAGTTCGAGTTCGACCTCGTTGCCACCCGCTTGCCCGCCGCCGAGCTGCAAGCCAGGCTCGACGACAAGGAACTCACCGTCAAGGCCTTGCTGTCCGAGATCGTCAGCGGCTGGTCGCGCGTGCTCAATGCCGACGGCAGCCCCGCGGCCTTTGGCCCCGAGGCGCTCGATCGCATGTGGCAGACCAACGGCATGACGCTCGTGGCCTGGCGCGCCTACCTCGAGCACGTCGGGGCGCGGGCAAAAAACTAGCCGCGCTGGCCCGCGCGCGCGTCGCGGCCAGCCGAGAACAGCACCGTGCAACCGCCCAGCCGCCTGCCGACGAAGACCCCACCGCGGCGCTGCTGGCGGCAGCCGCCTCGCGCGTGTCTCCCCATGCGGGGGTCCACTACCTGTGGCCCGAAAACGAGCAAGCCTGGCACTGCTGGCTCGCCGTGCAAACCCAGTGGCGCGTCGGCATGTCTGGCGTCACCGGCCTGGACTACGCCGCTGTGCGGGCCCAGCTCGACGAAGAGGGCATCGAACCCGGCCCCGAGCGTCGCGAGCTGTGGGCCTGCCTGCGCGCCGCCGAGCGCGCCGTGCTGGACTACTGGGACGAGTGCGCCGCCGCCGATGCCCGCGCCGCAAAACCAGCCGCGTAGGCGCGCAAAGGCCGCAGTGGCTACGCATGTAGCGCCCCATCGCCGATCGCGCCGCCAGCGGGCCGCCAGGCCCGTCGCTGAGGCATTGCCATGTCCGACGAGCAGCTGAGTTTCCGGCTCGGCCTCGCCGTCGAGCCCTTCACCTCCGCCACGGCCACCGCGCAGGCGCGGTTCGACGCCTTCGCCAGCGGCGTCACCGCCGACGCCACCAACGTCACCGGCTCGCTCAGCCGCATCACCGCGGAGATCAACCGCTTCGGCGCCGGCAACGGCGGGCTGGCTGCTGGCACCGAAGCCACGCGCCGCCAGCTGCTCGGCATCGGCCAGGCCGCCGAGGTCAGCGCCCGGCAGACCGCCGCCGCCATGCGCACCCTGCCGGCGCAGATGACCGACATTGCCACCCAGCTCGCCGGGGGTGGCAGCCCGCTGCTGATCCTGCTGCAGCAGGGCGGGCAGATAAAGGACAGCTTCGGCGGCGTCGGCAACGCCATCAAGGCGCTCGCCGGCGCCATCACGCCGGCAGGCCTGGCCATCGGTGCCGCGGCCGCCAGCGTTGGCCTGCTCGTCGCCGCCGAGCGCGCCGCCGCGGCCGAAGACAAGAAGCTCCGCGACGGCCTGGCCCTCACCGGCAACACCGCTGGCGTCACCGCCGGGCAGCTCAACGCCATGGTGGGCAGCATCGCCACCGCCAAGCAGGCCGCGGTCGGCAACGTGCGCGAGCTGGTCAACGCCCTGGCCGCCAGCGGCACGCAGACTGCAGCCAGCTTCGAGGCCTCGGCGCGCGCCGCGGTGGCGCTGCAGCGGCTCACCGGCAAGGCCGCAGAAGAGACGGTCAAGAGCCTCGACGTGATGGGTGACGGCGCCACCAAGGGCGCCCTCAAGCTCAACGAGGCGTTCCGCTTTCTCACCGCGGCGCAGTACGAAAACATCAAGGCCCTGGAGCAACAAGGCCGCGGCGGCGAAGCCGCGCGCCTGGCATATGACGAGCTCGCGCGCACGCTGGAAGGTCGCACGGCCCCGGCACTGGGCTACATCGACCGTGCGCTGAAGTCCGCCACCGATGGGTGGTCGCGTTTCTGGGACGCCGCCAAGGGCGTCGGAAAGGCTGAGACAGCCGAAGAGAAACTGGACGGCCTGCGCGAAAAGCTCGCCCGCTTCGAGAACGTCCCCGCGCAGTTCCGGGCGCCGCAGCAGTCCATCGACGCTGGCCGCCAATCCGCTGGTGCCCAGGTGCTGCGCGATCAGATCGACGCGCTCGCCGAATTGCAGCGGCTAGAACGCAGGAGCGCCGCCGCGGCGGCCGATCGGCAGCGCGCCGAGGGAGAGACGATCAAGCGGCGCGAGCAGCTGGGCGTGATCAACGACAAACTCGCCGGGCGCAACGCCGCATACGAAGCCAGCCTGCGCACACTGCACCAGACCTACGCCGCCGGCGAGCTGACCATCGATCAGTACGCCCAGAAAGTCGCCAAGCTCACCGAACTCGAAGGCGGCGGCAAGGAAATGGCCGAGAAGGCCCGCGCCGCGGCCAGCGCTGGACTGGGCTTGCGCGTCGCGATGGCCAAGACCGCCGCCGACGCCGAGCTCCGCGTGCAAGACGACCTG